AAGATTGAGATGGTGGGGGCGCGGCGGGTCTTCGGGTCTGAGGAAAGTGGATTATCTTGCCATTGAGTTGCCACCGCGGATCGAGCGGAGCATCTACGAAACGAACGCAGAATTTGAGAAGCGAGTGTATAGCACCTTTGAAGAAATTGTACGGCCGCAGTTGGAAAAGCTCAGCCGCCGCATCGCGGAGCTGCCTGCGGTACCCCACAAGCGGCGACCTGAGCACTACACCTGGACCGTGTTGCACCAGATTCGGCGCCTGAACTTTGAACGCATAGCCGACGAGTTTAATATGGATCCGGTTTCCGTCAGGAATGAAGTCACCGACCTCAAGCGGCAGATCGGGCTAAATCTTCCACGTGGCCGCCACCAAAAGCATCCCCAGATTGCGCCAAACTGCCCCTTGTAAAAGGGTGTTTTTGCCGAGATCATCTTGAAAGATAATTCTCCGTGAGCGCAGCAGAGCGGGGTTGAGTTCCGAGGACCTGGATCGCGAGTTATGTTGGCGCGGAACTGGCCAAGGCAAGACGTCCTGGCTGTGGCGCGGCTGGGATAAGGCGGTGTTGATCCGGATCGCTTGGCCGTGAAACACACCAGATCATGGGGAGGAGGGAAATGGGACCAGCTCGGCGTACGGGCCGCACGCCTGTGCAGATTGATCTCTTAGAACTGGAAAAGCTGTGTGCGTTGAATTGCACCGACGAGGAAATTGCTCACTGGTTTGGCGTTTCCACGCGCACCATTGAGACTCGACGGAAGCGGCCTGAGTTCGCGCAGGCGATGCAACGAGGGCGCTCGAAAGGCCGGATCTCGGTGCGCAGGGCGCAAATGAAGATGCTCGACAGTGGCAACGGCACGATGGGCGTTTGGCTGGGGAAGCAGCTGCTAGGCCAGCGCGACACCATCACCAACGAGCACGTCGGCAGCGGTGGCGGTCCCATCCAGGTGTCGATGAAGCCCGATTTCTCGAGGTTCACGGATGAAGAACTCCAACATTTTCGCGAACTTGCTCGCAAGGCCCTCCCTGATCCAGGAGATTGATCAAGAGCGGGCGGCGCGTCGGTTGCGAGAGTTCGTGCGCCAGGCGTGGCCCGTGGTCGAGCCGTCCACGGCATTTGTTCCGGGCTGGCACTTGGACGCCATCTGTGAGCACCTGGAAGCGGTCACGAGCGGCCAGATTCACCGGCTGTTGATCAGCATGCCGCCGCGACATATGAAATCGCTGGCAGTCTCAGTATTCTGGCCCTGTTGGGAATGGATTACTCATCCTCAGCGGCGGTGGCTATTCTCCAGCTACGCGGCCGGGTTGGCCATCCGTGATTCGCTGAAATGCCGGCGCATGGTGGAGAGTCCGTGGTACCGAGCGCGGTGGGGGGACCGCTTCGTTTTGACTTCGGACCAGAACGAGAAGAGTCGGTTTGAAAATGACCGAGCTGGTTACCGGATGGCGATTGGGGTGGGCGGTGCCGCCACCGGGGAGGGCGGGGATCGAGTAGTGGTCGACGATCCGCACCACGTCGGCGAAGCCGAATCGGATACCATCCGCCAGGGCGTGCTGGACTGGTGGGATCAAGTCATGAGCACCCGCCTGAACGATCCAAGGAACGGCGCCATGATCATCGTAATGCAGCGCGTGCATGAGAACGACTTGGCCGGGCACGTGCTGCAGCAAGGCGACTATGAGGAATTGAAGTTGCCGGCGGAGTATGAAGGCAGTCAACAGGTGACCTCGATCGGGTGGCGGGACCCGCGCACGGAAACAGGGGAATTGCTTTGGCCGGAACGTTTCGGTTGCGCGGAAATCGACAGGCTGAAGCGCAGCCTGGGAAGCTACGCCGCCGCGAGCCAACTGCAGCAGCGTCCCTCCCCAGCCGAGGGAGGGATCCTCAAACGACACTGGTGGAAGGACTACAGGGATGCCCCGGCAAAGTTCAAGGAAGTGATTCAATCGTGGGATTGCAGTTTCAAAGACAGTAGCACGAGTGATTTCGTGGTGGGCCAGGTGTGGGGGCGGAACGGCGCCGACAAATACCTACTCGATCAGGTCCGCGGCCGCATGGATTGCCCCGCCACGATTCAGGCCGTCAAACGGCTCTCGGAGAAATGGCCGCAGGCGCACGAAAAGCTGGTCGAGGACAAAGCCAATGGCCCGGCCGTCATCGCGACGCTAAAACATGAGATCGCGGGCCTCATTGCCGTCAATCCCGAAGGCGGGAAGGAGGTACGCGCGCACGCTGTCAGCCCGCAGATCGAGGCTGGCAACGTCTATCTGCCGGATCCCATGATCGCGCCATGGGTCGGCGGTTTCATCGACGAATGCGCCGCCTTCCCAAACGGTGCCTATGACGATCAGGTCGACGCCATGACCCAGGCGCTGGTGCGGTTGGGGGCGCACGCTCATTCTGGCCTTTTCCGGATTGACGTAGACGGGCTTTGTGAGCCTTCGTATTGGCGCATGCAACGCAATGGAGGGGAATATCCCGTATGAACATCACGTTCTGGCCGCTGGAAAGAATCATTCCTTATGGGCGCAACGCGCGGAAGATTCCCCCGACGGCGGTCGACAAGGTGGCCGCTTCGATCCAGGAGTTTGGCTGGCGTCAGCCGATCGTAGTGGATGGCAAGGGGGTGATCATCTGCGGCCACACCCGGCTGCTGGCGGCACAGAAGCTGGGACTAAAGGAAGCGCCGGTGCACGTAGCCGACAACCTGACGCCGGCGCAGGTGCGCGCTTACCGGCTGCTGGACAACCGCAGTCATGAGGAGACCAGCTGGGACCGGGATCTGCTCGGCCTGGAGCTGCTGGACCTGCAGGGAATGGGGGTGGATCTGGATCTGACGGGCTTCAATACGGAGGAGCTGGATCGGTATTTGGCCCGCGGCGGCGGTCTGTGCGACGAGGATGCGGTGCCGGAAGTGCGGGAAACGGCGGTGAGTGCTCCTGGCGACCTGTGGTTGCTGGGCCGGCATCGGCTGCTGTGTGGCGATGCAACCGTGGCTGCCAGCTACGAGAGGGTATTGACGGGCAGACGGGCAGACATGACGTTCACGGACCCACCTTATGGGGTCGATTATGTAGGAAAGACCAAGCAGCACTTAAAACTGCAGAACGATCACAGGGGAAGCCATTTCGAGATCTTGCTGCGTGACGCTTGCGCGAACCTGTTGGAGGTGACCGAAGGAGCGGTCTACATCTGCATGTCTTCTTCGGAACTCGACACCTTAAAGAAGGCGTTCACCACGGCGGGCGGCCATTGGTCCACCTTCATCATCTGGGCGAAGAATACGTTCACCCTGGGTCGGTCCGATTACCAACGCCAATACGAGCCGATTCTGTATGGCTGGGGGCAAGGGCGGGGACATTACTGGTGCGGGGCCCGGGACCAGGGTGACGTCTGGTGCATTGACCGGCCGCAAGTCAATGACCTGCATCCTACGATGAAGCCGGTGGCGTTGGTCGAGCGCGCTCTCGGCAACAGCAGCCGGAGCGGGGACACCGTACTGGACCCATTTGGCGGGTCGGGCAGCACGCTGATCGGGTGCGAGAAGACGGGGCGGGAAGCGCGGCTGATCGAGTTGGACCCGCGATACATCGACACGGCCGTGGTCCGCTGGCAGGAGTTCACCGGCGCAGAGGCGGTTCTGGAAGAGGATGGTCGAAGCTTCCGCAAAATTATCGAAGAGCGCAGGGGAGCCGAGTGGAATGGAGTGCTGCGTGGGGTAAGTCAGGATTTCTAATCTGTCCGGGGCCAAGAACACCTTCCCGCTGGGCCGGTCGGACTACCAACGCCAGTGCGAGCCGAGTGCCCCTTTTTCCGCACCCTGTTCAAGTCCAGCATCATAGCCCATTCACGGAGTCCCTTCCCTCCACTTGACACGCTCACCCTCGCTGAGGCATGGATGTCTGTTCGGACAAACCCATGGCCGTCGGGACCAGATTTCTACGCTTGCGTCAGCCCGTTCCGCTAGGTGCGCGGATCGACGACTGGCGCGTGTGCTGGCTGGGCGGCTGGGACCGACACCGGTCTTTCTTCGTCGTGATGGTCGAGAAAGTGAAACGCGGAGGCCGGCATGCACACCAGAGCTGACCATCCAGCAGTACGCGCCCGGCGGCAATCCTGGCTGACACCTCGGCCGCTGGCAAGCGCGCTGGCGGAAGTCTGTCCCTTCGATCCGGGCCTGCTTCCAGAAACCCTGCGGCCGTGGGTCCTAGACTTGGCGGAAAGACTACAGGTCCCTTTGGACTACCCGGCCGCGGCACTGACCGTCATGCTGGCCGGCGCCATCGGCCGGCGAGCCTTGATCCGTCCCCAGCGACACGACCCCTGGGCGGTAAGGCCGAACCTGTGGGGCACCATCGTCGGCCGCTCCGGCGTGATGAAGAGCCCGGTGCTGCGCGCGGCTCTGGGACCCCTGCGGCGGCGCCAAGCCCTGGCCATGACTGTCTATGAGTCCGAACGGGATGCCTATCAACGCCAGCTCCAGAAAGATGTCGTGCAGAAGCGCATGCGCAGATGCACCACCGCGGCGGTCCGCGACCACGAGGATGGTGGCGCCTGGGAGGTGGAACCTCCCCCGACGCCCGCCTGCACCCGTTACCTGGTCAACGAGGCCACTGTGGAGAAAGTGCATGTGATTCTGAAGGAGAACCCGCAGGGCGTGCTCTACCTGCGGGATGAACTGAGCGGCTGGATGACACAACTGGATCAGCGCGGCCGGGAATGGGAGCGAGCCTTTTTCTTGGAAGCCTGGGACGGAGACAGCGACTTTACGTTCGACCGCTTGGGGCGAGGCACGGTGCATGCCAGCCACCTGTGCCTGTCGGTATTCGGCGGTCTGCAACCGGCTCGACTGCAGGGGTATCTGGGGGACGCGGTGAGGGGCGGGGCGGGGGATGACGGATTCATGCAGCGGTTCCAGCTACTGGTGTGGCCGGACGTGCCACCGCACTGGGAGGAAATCGATCGCCCGCCGGACAGCCGGGCCGAACGCCGGGTGGAGGAGATCATGGACCGGTTGCTACGGCTCTCTCCGGACGATCCGTTTCGGGCGCGTTTCAGTGACGCGGCGCAGGAGCTGTTCAGTGCCTGGCGGAAAGGGTTGGAGCAGAAGATCCGCGGCGGCGATCTGCCACCCGCACTGGAGTCGCACTTGGCGAAGTCGCGCAGCCTGCTGCCCAAGTTGGCGCTGATTTTTCATCTGACGGGGGACGGCAGCGAGGAAGAAATCCCTCTCGTGCAGGCTCAGCGGGCAGCGCAGTTCTGTGCGTATCTGGAATCCCATGCCCGGCGCGCGTATGGGAGCGTGGCGAGTCGGCCCCTGAAACTGGCGGCCACGCTGGGCGAACAACTGCGGAGGGGAAGGTTGGGGAACCGTTTCCGCGTAGCCGATGTCTATTTGCAGGGGTGGGCGGTTCTGGACACCCCGGAGCGAGCGCGAGAAGCGATCCAGGTGTTGGTGGACGCGGGATGGGTACGCCTGAGCCGCGTTGTGGCGGGCGGTAGGCGTGGTGACGCCGGGAGCGAGGAATACATGGTCAATCCCGCGATCTACTCGGCATAAGCGATCCGAGTACTGCGACGGCCGCGACGGTTATCGCCACGGCCCGTTCGGTACTCCATATCTGCCTCATCTAACCCTTTCTCCGGCCTCAGCCACCCTTGTGGAGACGTTTTCCGACTTGCTTCTGGGATCGAACGGAGCGTCCATGGGACTGTGGGAAACAACCAGAGAACCCCGGAGAGCACCGTCACGGACGAGTGGATCTACGCGGAGATCGAGCGGCTGGAGCGCATGCACATCCCCGCATTGCGCGAGCGCTATCGCGAGGTGTTCGGCGAGGACTCCACAACCACGCATAAGCCGCACCTGGTGAGGCGGATCGCCTGGCGGCTGCAGGTGCTGGCACAGGGAGATCTCTCGGAGCGGGCGCGCCGCCGGGCGCTGGAAATCGCCCACGATGCCGACTTGAAAACGCAGGTACCCTCGGGCTGGGGAGCCGTGAAGCCGGCGCAGCGCAGGCGGCGGGAAGTGCGGCTGCCCGTGGCCGGCACCGTGCTACGCCGCGTCTACCGGGACCGGACCGTAGTGGTGAAGGTCCTCAGCGACGGGTTCGAGTACCAGGGCCAGCATTACGGGTCACTCAGTGCGGTGGCCCGCGCGGCCACCGGAACCCGCTGGAACGGCCTGCTGTTCTTCGGCCTGGTCAAACGAGGAAAGGGGCACCGGCGTGGCGTCACCGGCTGAAACTTCCGGTACGCCACTGGCCCCCACCCTGCGTTGCGCCATCTACACGCGCAAGTCCACCGAGGAGGGTCTGGGCCAGGAGTTCAACTCCTTGGACGCCCAGCGGGAGTGCGCCGAAGCCTACATTCTCAGCCAACGCCAAGAGGGTTGGACCATGTTGCCGCAACGCTATGACGATGGCGGCTTCACGGGCGCCAACCTGGAACGGCCGGCGCTCCAACGACTGCTCGCCGACATCCAGGCTGGGGAGATCGACTGCGTGGTGATTTACAAGGTGGATCGGCTCAGCCGATCGCTGTTCGACTTTGCCCGGATCATGCAGATTTTGGAGAAGCACGGAGTGAGCTTCGTGTCGGTGACGCAGCAGTTGAACAGCCATACGCCGATGGGGCGGCTGACGCTGAACGTGTTGCTATCGTTTGCGCAGTTTGAACGGGAGATCATCAGCGAGCGCACGCGGGACAAGCAGTCGGCGGCGCGGCGCAAGGGCAAGTGGACGGGAGGATACCCGGTGCTGGGGTATGACCCGGATGCGAGCCGTCCAGTTCTGAAAGTAAATGAGGGAGAGGCGGAACAGGTGCGGGAGATCTTTGCGATGTTCCTGCGCCATGGCAGTTTGGGTCCCACTCTGGAGGAGATCCAGGCTCGGGGATGGCGCATGAAGAGCTGGACGACCCGGAAGGGTCGAGTGCACGCCGGGAGGCCGTTCGATCGGCCGGCTCTGGAGCGGCTGCTGAGCAACGTGCTCTACCGCGGCGAGGTGAACCATAAGGGGAAGATATACCCCGGCGAGCAGCCGGCCATCGTGGATCGCAAGACGTGGCACGAAGCCCATGAGCTGTTGCGCCGGGGGAAGGGGCCAACGAAAGCTGTCAACCCGTCCGGGGCGTTGCTGCAGGATCTCCTGGGGTGCGGTTTGTGCGGCGGCCGGATGGTGCCGGGTTACACGACCAAAGGGGGCCGTCGATATCACTATTATGTTTGCCGGCAGGCGCAGCAACAGGGAGCACGGGCATGCCCGGGCCAGATGATTGCGGCAGGGCGAATCGAGCCGGCGGTGGTAGCGGGTTTAGAGGCGTGGGCTGGAACAGGGGATCGGCAGCCACTGCGGGAGGCACTGCGCGGGTGGGGTGAGTGGGAGCGCAACGAACAGCGCCGCATCCTGGCGGGCGTGGTGGAGCGGGTGGAGTATGACGGCCGCAGTGGGCAGGTCATCCTGCGATTGCGGCATCCGGTGGTGGGTGAGGAAGGCGAGAAGGTTTGCATCCCCGTCGCCAAGCCATCGTTGACCGAGCAGGTGCCGCCCCCGCGGGTGGAGCCAGCGGCGGTGGCCCCTACGGGGCGGCTGCCGCGGATCACGCGACTGCTGGCGTTGGCGGTGCGGTTCGAGGAGTTACTGCGGAAGGGAACCGTCAAAGACTATGCGCAGTTGGCGCGCCTGGGAGGTGTATCGCGCTCCCGGATGACCCAGATCATGAACCTGCGGCAGTTAGCGCCAGCCCTCCAGGAGCGGATTCTGTGGTTGCCGGCGAGTGCATCGGCGGCCGGTGCCGTAACGGAGCGCGTGGTGCGGCGGCTCACCCAGTGTCTGGACTGGCGGGAACAGATCAAGAAGTTCGAGGAGCTCTATAACGGCGGAGTCCGAGAGAGCTAGGCCGGAAAGAAAGAAAGGGCCGCCCGGTGAGATCTTTGGCGGCCCCAGCGAGGAGTGCGGTGGCTCAACCCGGGAGGGAGTAGCGGCGCTCGGTGCCGTGGTCCTTGGTGGAGGTGAGGGCCAGTCCCATTTTCTTGCGCAGGGCGCCGGAGAGGAAGCCGCGCACGGAGTGGGGCAGCCAGCCGGTGGCTTGTTGGAGTTCCGGGAGGGAGGCGCCGCCGGGGCGTCGCAGCAAGTCGAGGACCTTGGCAGTCTTGCTGCCGAGGCGGGCGTGTCGGGCCTGGTGGCGGCTCTTGGCGGGTTTCCGGGCGGCGGTGGCCTGGTGGGCCGAGCGGGCTTTAGAGGGCGCCCCGTGCGCCCTCTGTGCGGCAGGGCGGCCCTTGCGGGCAGCCTTGGGCTTCGGGCTGGGCTCCTGGGTCTGGAGCGCGTCTTGGGCGCCCTGCTGTGCGGCGGGGGCCAACTTCTGGATGGCTTGCCAGATCCGCGTGATGGCCGTCCGACGGTTGGTGAACTTCTTGACTGGCTTGAGATGGTCGAAGGGCGCCACCCCGGCGAAGCTGTTCCATACCTCGACCAACCGTGCGGCGGGCCACTGGGCGGCCAGTTCCGCCAGCTCCTTTTGGCTGGTGAAGGGCCTCGCGCCCAGGGCCAAGCTATCCTGGGCGGCTTGGGGCGCGGCAAGCGCGGTGATGTTGTTGTCGGTGTCTATGGTGA